AGAAACGGCATCTATTCTATTATTGGTTACTGAAATATTCCTTAGATTATCCATCGAATAATCAGAATTTTCCGTTCTATTAACTTGTGCCAATGAGTCGAAGTGGTCAAATCCGTAAGCATCTTCGCATAAATGACAATCATAACATTGGTTCTTACAATTAGGAAGGGCTTTAGCCATTTTCCTACCAGCATCAGTGTTGTATGGATGCTCTACGTTCTTGAAATAGTCAAGACATCTTTCTCCGACTCCGGGATTCCCTAGAAAATAATCTTTTTCTTGGCTCGGGTCTACAGTAACATATCCTAGTCCATTCCAATTGCTCAAAAAGCCTTGGCCATTATTATACACATCTTCAAAACATTTGCCCATAAAAATCACATCTGCTTTCTTATCTATGTATGACCAAACGGCTCTCGATTGTTCGGATGCACCTTGCAGTCCTTTTATCAATCGACCACTGAATTTGAAAACATCGACTAACTCATTATATTTATCAAATCGTTCATTAGTATCCCATACACAAGATGTTCCAATTCGTGGCATTTGACCCTGTCTGTCTGGAAATCTCCATTTATCACAAGAGATTTTATTCAGTGTACCAAAATAACTTCCACCTTGATTCGAGCCAATCCAGGGTTGAACAATATCGTGTTCTTCTTTGAATGGACAAAAAGGCATACAGCCTTCGGATGCTAAAAGATAAGTTTTAATTCCCCTATTTTTTGCCACTTTAGACATACGCCTTAGATTAGCCATATTCCTATTGAGTTGTCTATCAAGTTGAATATAGTTATAACCAAGAACGTGCAGGTCGACCATTTGTTGAGCATTGCCCACAATATGATTAACAGTATTTTTCCAATTCATTTCTGGGAAATTCTTCTGTAGAATTCCAGTTCCCATTAGATGAATATTAGAAATGGTGCATATTCTCAGACCACGTTCATAGAACTCACCAATAAAATTGACGAATTGCTTTTTAATATCTGGGTCTATGATTATTTCGGTGGGATGAGTTTCTTGATTGATAGTCAGTGAAGCAGGGATTCCCCATTTTTCCTGTATCTTAAATAGATTGTCTATCTGGAGGTCAGTAGCATTCTTGCCCATAACATCTCCATATCGCCTGTTTGTACCTGCGAATTTATAATGGAAATCTTTGGCAAAATATATATCGTCTATTTCATCACGAAAGGATTGGTCTGCGTTTTTGATTACGTTATAGAAAAAGGTCTCATCGTCTTGGTCAGTAGTGTCGTATCTCAGAAAATTGTCAGGCCCATCCATCACACATCTCAGCATATCATTATGTGGTATTGACCAAATTTTCTCAAACTTCTCACTCATTATATAAACTCCAACTTGTTAGTATTTTACACCTATGTTATACTTGGGAACCAATTCCCAATTAGGCTTTTCCTTAAACGATATTATCTTAAACTGTCCAACATTCCCCATTGGCTGTAATTGTTTTTCATCTACAACTTTCAGTAAATTCCATTCTTGGAGCAGACTGATAATTGCATTTCTTCTTTCTACATCAACTGTAGTAAGATTTGTTGGTTTGCCATCTAAGGCAAATAATTCTTTAAAATGAACAATATAATATTGTCCTTGTTTGTGAAGAATGTGTGTGCTTTGATAAAGCACTTTGTCTCGGTTCGATGCGACACCCATTCTGGTTAGGGTTTCTTTAATTTTTAAAAAGTCATCATCCTCGGCAAAAGTCACCTTCACCATATCCGAAGGGTTCCATTCGACTAGTTCTTCATTCTGTTTTCCTTGTTGTTGCATCATTATTAGTACCGCCTTTTGACAACTTTTGAGCGATTTCCTCGAGTTGCTTTTCGGAGAGAAGTTCCAAGACTTCCCGTGCCCTCTGCTCATTATAATTATAATATGTCTTTACTAGTTCCAGATTGGCGGGTGCTTTAGTGGCTTTAGCCCACTTAGAGTACCGCTTCTTCTTTCTTAGACTATTTATAAAATAGTCGTATTGTAGCAAAGGAGCGAGTTGGTACTTTTGATTCATCTCATTTGAGTAGAATATTGTATCCACAGACATTGATAAGGCACGATTGATGATAAACGAATTTCTTCCGAATTCCGCTTCATCCATCTCACCTGTGCGAATTAGATTTTTATGACCATAATTAAGGTCTGGGAGTATTTCTTTGAATAAATCAGCCATTATGAGGTCTTTATATCAAGCATAGGAGCGAGTCTACCCAAATACATCGTATCAAGCATAGTCCGTACCGCATCTTCTGGTGCGGCACCTGCGGGATGCTGAGTACATAGTCCTTCTCGAAAGAAATATGTCACTGGATGGGCTCCTACTGGGAACGTCAAACTATCTACAATCTCATAAAACGTGATATCAGAATACTTCGGGTCCTTAGAAATTGGTACAAGAACATTTGGTACGAATACATCACAAACTGGACAAGTGGATTTGGTGTGAACAAATACAATATTCTTCCTAGTTTCAATAAGTTTGCGGGCTTTCTTTTCAGTCACTACTGGGAAATGTGCCATTATTCGTCCTTTACAAAAACACCTTCAGAGGTGAGATGACCAGTTCTATCTTTAATTTGATTATACGCCATAAAAACGCATTCATCCATAGATAGGTCTAGTACCCTACAAACTCCTCGGATAGTTACATAAATGTCGCCAATTGCATCCTTAATCTCAGCCGTATTATTATGGTTGATTGCATCTAGCAGTTCAGTGGTTTCCTCTAGGGTCTTAATTGCTTGACCCAATGCAGTACCATTATCAGTGATACCACGAGCATCCATCCACTTGTCGATTTTCTTTGAAGTTTCTACGATTTCCATTCTACCTCCACCATCACTTCAGTTAAGAAAGCGACTAGGTTAATTTCAGCATCCTGAACGAATGCTTGTTTATATTGATAGTCCGCAATAAGCAATACCACTTGAGGTACGCTTTGAGGGGCGAGATATTTGTGCATACTGTCGTAAATATGGCGATAAATATGCACTGGGTCGATATCGATATTATCTACAACCCATTGTCGAGTCTTACCGAAATCCTTTTCTTTCAAGAATCCCATAAGGCCTTCAACATTCACTTCTCCACCACGAACAAGGATACCTTTATCTATGGTACCACCTGAGGCGTATCGTTGGAGTTCATTTAAAGTTCTTCGCATATCTGGATAATGTCGTTTAACTAATTCTGCAATAGCAGGCTTAGAATCAATGCGAATACCTTCAGTTCCAAGAATATTAATAATTCGATTCATAAATTCGCCCATTAGAACTGGCTTATCGTCTGCACCCGTTCTAAAGTCAATATATGTAGTTCGAGAATGAATCGGCTCAATAATCTTGTCCTTGAAATTACAAGTCAGAATGAACCTTACGTTCTTAGAAAAATGCTCAATGAATCCTCTGAGTGCTGGCTGAAAAGATTGTGGATTAAGATAATCCGCTTCGTCAAGTATGACACATTTCTTGCCACCATCAAAGGATACAGTTGAGGCAAATGTAGAAATATCATTACGCAAGGTATCAATATTTCTGTCCAAAGAACCGTTAATTAATAATGTAGTATATCCCAATTCAGCACAAAGGGCTTTCGCTACGGTAGTCTTACCAGTACCTGCTGAACCCGACAAAAGGAGATTAGTCATATCTCCATTTTTCAGAAATTCACCGAATGTCTCCTTCAGCGATTGTGGAAGAATACATTCATCGATTGTCTGAGGGCGGTACTTTTCTACCCAGAGAAAATCTTTATTCATAGGTTGAGTCCTGTTCTAAGGCAATCCAGTAAGTAAGTTTACCATCTTTCGAGGTCAACTTGGAAATCTTCTTAGATGAAATCTGGACATCGTAATCCCCAGGCAACATCTTCATACGTTCATTAAGGAAGTAGAACTTGAACTGGCCTTCACCAGAGTACGTACCAACTTCAACGGAGAACGTGTTCGAGGTATCACTTCGTTTATCGAGAACCTCTGCCACAATCTTCGATGGGTCATCAGTACCACGTCGGAGAACCAAGTCTGGGACTGCTAGAGTTCCAGTTGCTCGTTGCAACTTATCGAGACAGGCTGCCGTCAGAGTGAATTTAACCTCTGCATCAGGCATCTCAATTTTGCTGGTGGGATAAACAATGATTTCCTTATCGGCAAACCAATATGTTACGTTGGTGCCACCTGCATCTGTAATAGTAGCAGAGCCTTCACCAAATTCTACATCTGGGTCATCAAACAATGAGACCACAGACAAAAACTCGTTCAGGTCATAGATGGCGAAATCTTCACCATTAGAGGATTTAAACGTCTCGGCCACAGTAGCAGAACCCAAGACGTTCTTTTGTACCGAAACGGTATTTAATTCGTTTCCCTCTGTAAAGAGAATCGACTGGTTGATTGAGGCGAAATTTTTCAGCACCTCAAGGGTAGTATCACTTAATTTCATAATATATAACTCCTATTGATTTAATAGTAACATTATAACAGGAACGATGGTTCTTGTCAAGTCTTTTTTAGTTTCCGCTCGTATGCGGTTGCAAGCACCAAATAGTGCATAGCCTTAATGAGGTCTTTTTCATTCTTACCATCTTTCTTCCCATATCGCATCAAATATTTGATAGCATTATCGATAGAGGTTGAGCCCAAAGTACCTCGATGGGCAAACACATCCAGAGTCTGGACCTCGTCATTTTTGTTGGTATAGTGACTCGTATATGTGCTTTCTATATGAGAACGTAGGTCGTCTAATACAGAGCCCTCACCGTATCTCCATTGAAATGGGGCTGGAAAAGCATTATCACCAGCAGTAATTGTTTGACCATTATACGTAATTGTTGGTTCACTCATACTCGATATCATATCACCATTTTCGGACATAAAACTAAATGTCGATTGATATTTTTCATTTATCGGAGTACTCGCAATGGTGTTACCACCATCAGGAGAAGTAAATATATATTTTGGTTCTGGCGTTTTGGTTTCTTCTTCCGACATTGGTATCTCCATCGTTTTTTATAATAAGGTGCCACCCGACCCAAAGAGGAGTGGGCCAGGTGGCTGTTGAGTGAGGGTTAAACTACCCTCGGAGTAACTCTTTATGCACTAGGCATATTCACTATCGTTTGTAGGTTCATCTTCCATTTCTTCTGCTTCACCTTGTTCACCAGATGGTGGGTATGTTCCAACCCCTGCATCTATTTTCTCATAAAGGCTCATAAAAGACTCACGGGTTTCATCATCAAAACGCTCGATTGCCATCTTGATTGCTTTACCACGGTCTTGGAAGATTGAGAAGGATTTCAATATATCAACCAAACGTCGGGTTGAAACTATCTCATCCACCCCACCCTCTTCAAAAGTCTTCCTGATAATATCGCCCCACATTGTGAGGTTCGGGATGAACTTTCCAAGTGCTTCAGACTCAATCCCAAATCCCTCTGCGGCTTTGAAAAGGATTTTCTTCTCAATGGCTTCTGAAGGATAAGGCTGATACATCGTAACTGAGAAACGGTCAAGGAAAGCCTCGTTCATTACATTCGTTCCGATAAATCGTCCATCATCAGAACCCTTACCTTTTGTATTGGCAGTAGCAATGACAGTGAAACCATCGATGGGTTGAACCCACTCGGCACGTTTCTTAATGAAATAACCCTTTCCTTCCAGGACAGATTGAAGAGCCATAATCTTGTTGGAACCCAAATCCACTTCATCGAGAAGTAGAACTGCTCCACGTTTCATTGCTTCGACAACTGGACCGTATTGAAACACTGTTTCGCCATTCACGAGGCGAAACCCACCGAACAAATCATCTTCATCCGTTTCAGAGGTAAAGTTCACTCGAATCATTTCACGACCAAGCATAGCACAGGTCTGTTCAATTCCGAATGTTTTACCGTTACCGCTCATACCCGTTAAATAAACAGGAAAGAACAAACGAGATTTTATGATTTTTTTAATATCACCAATGTTTCCCCAAGGAACAAATGAATTGTCAACTTTAGGAATGAACGAGATGGTAGCATCAAGTTCGACAGCGGCAGTCCGAGAAGCCATAGCGACTGGATTTGCGGCTGTTTCTAAAGGCATTTGCTCTGGAGCAGGTGCGGTGGGTTTCGCAATCGGGCGTGGGATAGCAACTTGTCGTATCGGGGCATCGACTATATCATCAAAAGGAATAATGGAAAGACCCGCTGGAGACTTTTCAGCATACTTAACTGCGGTTGGGACACAGATGCCGTAGTTATTTGAAACTACCTTCATCTGGGCTTTTGTAATCTCTGTGGTACCTAGCAACTCTTTTGATGCGGCTGCAAACTCATTAACTGTTACTTTTTTGTTACTCATATTTGAACTCCTCATTATATAATTTAACTCTTTTTCTCACTCAACATATACTATTATACAGGGTTTTTCCTAGATGTCAACCCTTTTTTCACTTATTTTCAATTTATTTTCATCTTTTTTAGTGTTTATTTCACCACACTCGAATTGTGGGTCCCAATCATCGTGTTTATACATAAAATCAAAGCATAATTGATATTGGAGACTTTGCATATCGTCACCCCACAATAACATATCCTCATCACCGAATTGAACGGTGTATATGATAGCAGGGTCAGTCAGGTCTTGGTAACCAAGAATTCCAGTGTTACTTGTTGGGAAAGTGCAAAGCAATCCCCGAACCACACCATCTTGATTGTTTTTAAGGCATCGGATT